TTCGGATGGCTACGGTCAGCGTCTTGAGCCTTTCACAGTTGTCCCTTATGTAGCGGGTACGGCAGTTCCAGCCACTCGTCCTCAAGAACGCCTCTTTTTTAATACAAATATGGCTGGTTTGTTCGCGAACTTTAGTGGTTTCTACTGGAACACAATAAACATTGGTAATATTGCAATTAATGATGTACCTTATCCAGCTTTCCCTAATCCAGTACCATCCGGTTATGTACGAGAGATGATTTTTAGTAATGAGTTTTATTCTAACGTAGTGGATTACCGTTTAGCTCCTTATTCTGGTGTTCCTCCATTGGGATTTGTCCCTATCGGTAAGCAGAAAGTCTATTACAAATTAACACAAGATTACAAATCAGTGGATTCCATCTGGTCGCCTATTAGTGCTATTGTATTTACGACATCTCTTTTACCTATTAAATCTGAAGCCGCATCTGCACCAAACATCCTCGGAACAAGTAATTTGGGTGATTCTGCTCCGACCAGTCGTTCAGCCTTCACACCTATTATCACGGACGTAGCATTGGATACGGCAACGGGTGGAGCAGATGCCTATCGTCAATTCATCTACTATGCTCCGTCAGCAGAGTATCGTATGTCTGACCTTTCCTCGTCTAAACAAGAGATTCGTAATATTGATGTCGCCGTGTTCTGGAAGTGGCGACTCAACAACCAATTGTATCCTATCAATATGTTTAATTTATCCAGCGTGTCTCTCAAGATGATGTTTAGAAAGAAAGGCATATAAATCATCTTCCGGTTTATCATAGAATTATATTCTAAAGTCATACTATAAGATGAGCCAAGACATTGAAAAATTAGCAGTACTGGATTCACGCATTGTTCAATCGCGTCCGAAATTTGCGGTGGAGAAGGGTGCTCTATCTCTGACGAACGCTCCCTTTAACGCCATTGCCGCAACGTCGTCACAACTTACTTTTAACATATACGTACCCAGCGAAAACGTGTTTGTTGATAGAAAAATGCTATGGAGTTCTAACGTGTTTATGTCAATGACTGTCACTCTTTCAAGTGTCCCTACGGTCGGTGAATCTATTGTTGTTCCCGGACGTGATTTTGCTCTCGCTATGTTGCCGTTGAACTCCCTATGTAGCACTATTAGTGCCACACTCAACGACACAACTTCTGTAATAAATTCACAAGATGTAATGTACCCTATCCTAAGGTTGGCTGACAACAAGAGAAACCGTTTGGTTCGCAATGCTCCCACTATGTTGGATAAATACGCCAACTACAATGACGCTTTTGGTACTTTGGCTAATCCTCTGGCTGGTTATGAAGGTATGACGGATTACGACAACGTTCCTAATGGTGCTACTCCGTTTCTGGATTTTACTACACCCGATGGTACTCCTCTTGGTACTGCATCACCCGCCTATGCTGCCGCTACTTATAATGCAGTCAATGGTGTCCCGACGGCAGCAGACGGTACTTTGGCACATACTGTCTATTTCCGATTCCGTTCTACGGAGCCGATTGTGTTGTCTCCCTTCGTTTTTGCTGATGAATATGAGTGGGACACTGGATTATTTGGACTCAATAATATACAATTAATTATGAACTTACAAGGGGCAGCGGGTGTTAGTCGTGTTGTACGGCAATGTGCTCGTCAAGGTCGTGTTTTGTCTAACGTTCAGTTCAATTCTTCTGTCGCTGGTGGTAATGTAATCCAGCAAGCCGTTGTCAATGTCCAGTTTTTGACTCCATCACTGGATGTTCCACTACCACCGAAGTCGTGTGTGCCGTATATGGAATTTCCGCGCTATATTTCACAAGCATCTGCTGCTATTGCACCCGGAGCCACTGGACAGATACAGAGTCAAACAATCACTCTGCCTTCCATCCCAGACTTGCTTATCATTTACGCTAAACCTTCTGTCATTGGTAAAAATGATGCTGAAAATTACCTACCCCTTGCTACACGGTTGGATGGCGTTAATAATCCTTTAAGTGTCAATTTTGACAACTTTAGCGGTCTCTTGAGCTCTCATAGTACGGAGCAACTCTATAATATGTCCGTTAAGAACGGTTTGTGTATGGATTATGCTTCCTTCATTGGTTCGGGTAAGAGTGCTGGTGGTTCTTACGGTGCTATTGCTGGTGGCGGTAATTTCCCAGCGGCAACCCCAAATTATGCCGCTCGTCAGCAAGGCCAGAACGTCCCTCTGGTCGGTTCTATCCTCGTTTTGAAACCCTCTCAAGACATTACGCTACAGAGCGGACAAGCACCTTCACTCGTAGGGAACTTTACATTGCAGTTTAATCTTACTGTTAAGAACAACAGTGATGTAACTCAATCACCTCAATTGTTTGTTATTACCGCTAATAGCGGATTTTTTGAGTCAATTCGGGGTTCAAGTCGCATTATCAAGGGCGTACTGTCAGAACAAGACATTATCTCTGCTCCTCTCGCTCCTATGGGTGTCCGGTCAGAATTGGACAGAATGGTTGGTGGCTTTTCCTTCTCAGCGCTCGGCAACATTTTGTCTAAGGCAAAAGACATTTACTCTTCCACTAAACCCATTGTGTCAGCAGTAAAGGGTTTCCTCCCCGATTCTGGCTTCCTCGGTAAAGTCAAATCTGGTTTGGATACGGTAGGCTACGGCACGGGTGGTGCTATGGGTTGCGGAACTGGAGCTGGTACTGGAGCGGGTACGGGTGGCCGTAAGAAATCACTCGCATCTCGTTTGATGTAGAATTATTTTCCTCGGGTATATTATAAATGGCTTCGTGTGTTCATCAAGCTGGTGTTATTGCCTCTGAAACTCCTTTGCGTGTTGGTACTTCCAGTATTGCTATTGGCGACTATGCTACTGCTCAGATTGCCGATACAAATATCACTGCAAACTCCGTTGTTATTTGCTGGGGTCTTGGTGCCTTAGATGGAAATCCCGCTACTCCAACTGGTGCGAGAACCTTCTGTGTAGATACTCTTGTTGCGGGAGTTGGTTTTATTATCCGTTCTCAAGGGGCGGCCGTTGCTTTAAAGAATGTAGGTTATGCCGTTCTCCGTTATTAAATGTATCGTCGGTTAGTCTTCCGGTCAAAAAGGCAATGATGGGTATGACGGGTTTGGACATCATTTTATTTTTTAGAGATGTCCAGATAAAAAACATTTTTCAATCCGATTCTTTTTAAAATATTTTTTTTTTCGTCTAAACCCGTCATACCCGTCATACATTAAATCAATATAGTACAGAATGTCCTATCTTGATGTAGTTGCTACTATTAAGACTAAGACCACAGAACAGACAGAGCAAGAGAATTCGGTGAGTACGGGTCTTCTGCCCAATTACCCTTTATCTTCATTGCACGTTTGCGATAATTACTTCGGTGTCGGTCAGCTTTGGCATCACGAGTCATTGAATAAAGTAAATAATCTTTCAATCCAGACGCTCCAAAGCGAATTATCTTCCCGTCAGCATTAGGGATTTGTAATTTATGCTTATCATCCGTACTGAAACTTAATAAATTATACGCAAGACCCGCTTTATGGGCATTCTTCTGAGCCATCGCAAGATAATCAACTGGTTTTATTCCCAATGCTTCCAATTGCTTAGCGAACTTAGGCATCGGTTTAGATTTTCCTTGTCCATACATTACCGTATCAACAATACCACCCGCATCTGTTAATGCACGGGCAATCTTACCCGTCCAAGACGGCACTTCTTTAATCAATTCATCAATGGGTTGCTTAACGAACTCAAATACTTCTTCATTTCCTAACCCACTTCCCCTTAGTAAGGCTGAAACAAAGTCTTGACAATTGGAAAAAAACGGGTCATATTTGTAAAAGTCAGTCCCTAACCATCTCTTCGCACCTTCTAATAATGAATTAAGTGTTACACCCACATCTAAAGGAACTACAATCGTTTCTGTATCACTTGTTGGGTTAGAGGCTACAGTGAGTTCAATAACTGCATTCTTTTCTAAAATATATTTCCTTGTAAGATTGTCTTGATTACTGACTTGTACAGTGCATTCCAATTGCAAATGGAAGAACTTGTCATATTGATACTTTTGTCGGACACTATTCCACGCACCAAAACTGATAATGTTAAGGGCAGAGTTAAGAGCAGATTGTATGGGTTCTCTGCGAACTCTGAGTGCAACAATGGGCATATCTCCGATTTCACCCAATAACCGACGTATAGAAGGAGACAGACGCTCACGAGGAGCTTTACCAGCCAGTACATTTCTAATTGAAGAGACTGTATCTGATACACGAGTTTTTACCACATCTACTGTACTACTAACGGCACGTTTTGCAGAGTCCCATAAATCACCAAAGAAACCCGCACCTTTCATTGCGGGTTCAGAGCCATATGATTCTTTAGCACGTAGTAAGATTGCTTTGACTAATCTGGATGGTATAGAGTATCGTTCTTCTAAGGTGGATAGATTTGCTAAGTTTCCTATGACTTTTTTCTTATCATATTTATCGGTATGTGGTTTCAATTTCATAGGGAAGTTGCTCCAGAAATCTGTGGGTTTGCGTTTAAAATCGCCGTATAATGCGTATAGAGTTGTCTCACGATTAGGGAGTTTTTTAATCTCTGCGTCGTGTCTCATCATCCCGCGGGGATTCTCAATGGTGTAGAGTAGTTTAGGATTCTTTTTCTGAAAGTACTTAATGATTTCAATGGTTTTTCGTAGAATTGCAGTACCTTCTTTAGCTCGTTCTGATTTAGGTTCAGCCGTTTTTGTATCACGTTCTTTAAGACGATATGCTAATGTACTAAATGTATTGCACGGAGGCGAAGCCCATACATAATCGGGAATAAACTTGTTTTCTTCAGCCCACTGTTTGTAATCCCAGTTAAGTATATTCGCTTCAATATCGGGAGTGTATTTAGACTCTAAATCCAATGATACTACATTATAGCCGAGTTTTCTGGCTACTTTACCGACTGACCCAGTGCCTTTAAAGAACTCAAACATATTCAGTTTTTTACCAGCACCATTGAGGGTCATTTTCATCCCTTCTGGAATCCCTTCTTTGACCGTACGTTGCATCTATATACCCCTATGAAAATAATTATGAATATGACGGGTATGACGGGTTTTGACATAAAAAAAAATATTGGAGAAAAAAAGAAATAAAAAAATATTTTTTAGAAATTATTTCCAAAAAATAATTTGATGTTCAAACCCGTCATACCCATCATACCCATCATATATAATCACATATCTCTGGTTCATTTCCATTCAATCGGAAGGGTTTAGCACAACCATATACTAAATCATTGCGTAATAACATATTACATTCTTCTTCGGATGCGTGAGGATTAACGGGGTCACCATTCTTATAAACGGCGTGGCGGAATATACCACAATTCACCTCTTCAATCCATACGGAATTAGAACAATGAGGACATACTATCAGCATTTATTAGGTGAGAGAAGAAAGAGTTACAACATTACCTACAACATCAAAATTAATATCTACATTAGTAACTGAAATCTCATTAGGGGCTACAAGAGCGGCATCTATGTTAAAATATATTGTATTACCAATTAATGGAGGAGTTGGTGCCCAATTCCACGTTAGATTAGTAAGAGTAGTGGTTGTAGATGTACTTGGTACTGTAAATACTGCGTAAGAGGTTGCCCCAGAAGCAATATCTTGTTGTCCAGAAGCGGTAACACGTGGGTAAAAACGGAATTGAAGACTTGTACCAGTATTAGTAGTGCTTGTTACTTGTAGAGTACGAA